AACCCGGCATTGAATCTACTCCTCGTTTCCGCCAGCATTACCTGGGAGAGTGGTACGTCGATCTTTCCGCGTTGGTGTATAAATATTCCGCAGATGTGAATAACACTGCGAGTCTGCCCCTAGATCACGTATATCATTACGTGCTAGGGGTGGACTTAGGATATGAGGATGCGACCGCATTCGTCCTAGGAGCCTACTCATTCTACGATCCCCGATTATTTATCGTATCTGTGTTCAAAGAGTCGAAAATGCTCTTGTCTGACGTCGCCATGAAAATTCAATTCTACCTTGACCGCTATCAAGTGGGCACAGTAGTTGTGGATGGTGCCGCCAAGCAGGCTGTGGAAGAGATGAAACAACGATACTCTCTCCCACTCATATCGACAGAAAAAACACATAAACGTGACTTTATTGAGCTTATGAATACTGACCTGCGGACAGGCAAGGTCGTCGTTCTTCCCGGATGTGACGCGCTGACTGAAGAGTGGGCGCTCCTGATCTGGGATGATAAACAGCGTAAAGGCGGGAACTGGATCGAGCACTCTGGTTGTGAGAACCATGCTGCCGATGCGGCCCTGTACATGTGGCGTTGGAGCTACAACTATGTAGCACGGCCTAAACCCCTAGAGCTGACAACCGAAGGAGTGGTTGACCTCTGGTGGGACACACAAGCACTCGAACAACAACAAGAGAAAGAGAGTTCGGATTCATGGAGTACCTTTTAAATAACCAAGCCATCGTTCTTGAGTTTATTGATGCCCTACGTTCGCGTGGAGCTTCCCAGGTGTCCTTTGGGGACTTGGATATTAACTTTGCATACACTGCCTCTCAGCCTGAGATCAAGTCTCTGGGAGATACCCCACAATATCGGGATATGTCTCCAGAAGAACTTGACGCTCAACTCTATTCAGAAACTCTAAAACTATGAGGTTTTAAATGGCCGATATTCCTGTTATACATTACAACAAGTCGGCTCAAAACCTGGCTAACGCTAACCCCCGCTGGTGGACTGAGAAAGATAAGGAAGTCTATCAGCACATCTTCGGGTACCTCAGATCCCTAGAACAAGACCAAGGCCCACGCCGCCTACAGTGGCTTCAGTTTGCCCGCCTATATCAGAACCAGGCTCCCGCAGGGTTCTTTTCGGGTGTATCTCAATCTGGTATCGGTCAGTCTGGCCTCAAGGATACCCCGGCTGTAAACGTGGTTAAGTCCTGCGTGGATACTGCCACTTCCAAGATCGGTAAAACCAAACCTAGACCCCTATTCCTTACCGAGAATGGTAACTACAAGCAACAGGCTAAGGCCAAGAAGCTGACCCAATACATGGATGGTCAGTTTGATATTATGCAATTGTACGCAAAGGCAGCTGCGGTATTCAGAGATGGTTGCATCTTTGGTACTGGCGCTCTGAAAATATACATCGACAAGGATGCTGGCACGGTTGCTTGCGAACGCGTTCTCCCCGATGAGATTATCGTGGATGATGGCGAGGCGATTTATGGCAAGCCCCGTCAGCTCCACCAGAAGAAATACCTTAGCCGGGACGTCCTGACTGAGATGTTCCCTAAGCACAAAGAAGCTATATACGAGGCCCCTCTGGCCTTTGCATCTGTATCTAAATCCGCAGGTACTCCCGACCTAGTTAGAGTCGTTGAGAGCTGGCATTTACCCTCCTCCAAAGAGGCTTCTGATGGCAAGCATAGTATCTGTTTGGAGAACGTTACTCTCTTTTCTGAAGAGTATACGAAGTCGTGGTTCCCGTTCGTATTCTGGTCCTGGTCTTCTCGTGTGGCCGGATTCTGGGGCATGGGCCTTGCCGAAGAACTGTATGGAACTCAACTCGAGATTAGTAAATTACTTCGAAACATACAGCTTGCCATGCACCTTGTTGCAGTGCCCCGCGTGTGGGTCCAAAACGGTTCTAATGTCACTGCGTCCCATATCAATAACGAAATCGGGGCAGTGGTTAAGTATAATGGTACAAAGCCCGAATTTTTTACACCAGCCGCAATGTCATCTGAGATCTACGAGCATCTCCGTTGGCTCATCAAGTCGGCTTATGAACAGACAGGAATTAGCCAGCTTTCTGCAAACGCTCAAAAACCAGCCGGGCTTGAGTCAGCTGTCGCACTTAGAGAGTTCCAGGATATTGAATCAGAGCGGTTCCAAGTTGTAGGCCAACGCTGGGAAGAGTTCTTCCTAGAGGCCACCAAGATCATCGTAGACCTCACCAGGGACATGATGGAAATGGGTATCAAGGGCAAGGTTAAGGTCGCCAATAAGTCGTTTATGGAAACGATTAAGTGGTCTGAAGTTAACCTCGATGAAGATGCTTACGTACTACGCTGCTTTGCTGCAAACATCCTTCCTACAACCCCTGCTGGACGTCTCCAGAAGGTTCAAGAACTGGTTCAGGCCGGTTGGTTGTCGAAAGAACTTGGTCGCAAGCTGCTTGACTTCCCAGATGTGGAAGCTGCAATGAAACAAGAACTCTCAAGTACCGAACTCACCGATAAGATCGTTGACGGTATACTTGACAAGGGAGATTGGGTATCCCCTGAACCAGAAATGGACCTCCAGGAAGCTCTTACCACATCTCAGCATAGACTCATACAAGCTAGGTTAGACAACGTGCCAGAAGAGCACATCGAATTGCTGACTCGCTGGAGGGAGACGATTAAGTCGATGCTCCCCTCAACTGAACCAGTACCAGGAGATGCCGCCCCTCTAGCCGCTCCAATGGCAGTCGAACAGTCGCCATTGTTACCAAACGTGCCTCAATAATTAGGAGTTAGAATGAGCACAGAAGCCGCCCCAGTAGTAGCCCCAGTCGTCGCATCGGAAACCCCAGCAGCCCCCACAAACCCTACGCCCGACACGTCCTTTGATACTCGCCTAGCTGCGATATCGAAGCGTGAGCGGGAGATCCAACAGCAAGCCGCAGCCTTTAAGGCTGAAAAAGCTGGAATGATCTCTAAGGCGGAACTTGCCGCATTGTGGAAAAGTGACCGAGCTAAAGTCAGAGAGTACTTAGGTGCCTCTGAAGACGAGTGGACGATCAAGAATCCTGCTCCAGCAGCACCCGAAGATCCCGTCGCGACAATGCGGGCTGAATTGGATGCGATGAAGCAGGAGAAGATCGACAAAGACCAGGCGGCTCTCGAAGCTGATTTTAAACAAGGTATATCATCTTTCGTAGCGGAAGGAGCAGATTCATACGAGCTAATATCTGCATATAACGCGACTGAGATGGTGTGGAATTACATGGTCGAGCACTATCAAGAACACGAGATTGAACTCTCGTTGAAAGAAGCGTGCGACGATGTAGAAAACTATTTGTACACTGAACAACTCAAGGGTACAAAGACAAAAAAGATTGGTTCACTATTCCAACAAAGCCAAGAGTCAGGGAAACAGCCATCTCCCACGCTCACAGGAACAAGTACAGCTAATCCAGTGCAGTCAACACAGCGGCGCATGACTCCAGAAGAATCTCTGAAGCAGGCAGCCCAACTAATCAAATGGAATTAAGGAACTACTATGGCCCTCGATATGACGAGCTTTGATGCAGCCCTGAAAGCGCATTACACTGACGACGCAGTTATGAACATGACCTACTCGGACAATCCACTCTTCGCTCTCGTTAGCAAGATGGAAAACTTCGGTGGTAAGAACCTGCCGATACCTATCCTCTACGGTAACCCACAAGGCCGGTCTGCTACTTTCAGCACCGCCCAAACTCTTGGTGCTTCTAGCGCCTCTAAGATCGACGACTTTGTCTTGACCCGCGTCAAGGATTATGCCGTTGCAACGATCGACAACGAAACTCTCGAAGCATCCAAGGGCAACGCTAACGCGTTCATGGAAGCTGCTACGACTGAAATCGACGGAGCAATCCGTGCGTTGACCAGATCCCTCGCTATCGCTATGTACCGTGACGGTACTGGTTATACCGGTCGCGTATTGGCTGAGCCTACAGAAGCCACTACAACTGCTATTACACTGCTTGAAATCAACGATATCACTAACTTTGAAGTTGGTCAAACTATCGTTGTTTATTCCGCTTCTTCTGCTGGTTCGGCTCGTATTTTTGATACTGGCGTTTCGTCGTCTATAGTTCTTTCTATCGACCGCGCTGCAGGTACTATGGTTCTTGATGAAGATTATACTTCTGCCGGTACCATCGCTGCAAACGATTACCTCTTCCCAAGTGGTGACCGTGGTGCTAAGATGAAGGGCTTGGAGGCATGGGTTCCAGCTTCTGCTCCTGCTGCTACGTCTTTCTTCGGCGTTGACCGGTCTTTGGATAGCGTTCGTCTCGGCGGTAACCGCTACGACGGTTCTGCTCTCCCAATCGAAGAAGCATTAGTCGAAGGCGCTTCCCGCGCTGCTCGTGAAGGCTCTAAGATCGACCACTACTTCGTGAACTACGACACCTACAGCGAACTCCAGAAAGCTCTGGGCGCTAAGGTTCAGTACGTTGACCTCAAGGCCACTGTTGAAGTTGGTTTCCGTGGTATCCAGATCAACGGGCCACGCGGCCCTATCAATGTTGTACCCGACCAAAACTGTCCTTCGGACGTTGCATTCGGTCTTCAGTTGAACACCTGGAAACTGTACAGCTTGGGTAAGGCAGTTCGAGTCATCGACGCTGACGGCCTCCAAATGTTGCGCCAGGCTTCTAGTGACGGCGTTGAAGTTCGTTACGGATTCTACGGTCAATTGGGCTGCAGGGCTCCTGGCCATAACATCCGCGTTACCTTGTAAGTTATAACCCGGGGGGGATGAGTCCCCCCTTCCATTAAGGAGCCACTATGGCTAACTTCGGAACCTGGCCGGTCACTGACCGTCAAAAAAGTATTGTTCAAGTTCATATTAAGGTTACAATCGGCGCTACCGGCGCATGTACCCTTGATGCCGCGTCTTCTTTGGGCGTTGCATCCATCACCCGCACTAGTGCTGGTCTGTATGTAATCACTCTCCGCGACAAATACACAGCCCTTATGAATGCTCAGTTTGTGAGCCTTGATAACGCAATTCAAGATTTGACGTTCCAAGTGAACGCTGAAACTGTTGCCTCTACCAAGACCATTACTCTCTGGACGCTAACAGGCGCTACCGCTACTGACCCAACTGACACTGCTATTCTATATGGCACGATCACCCTGAAGAACTCTTCAGTCTAAGGGGGTCTGTATGATGATGTCATTCAAGCCTAAAATGGGTTCAATCTTCGCTGCTAAGAAGCCTGATTGGGTTCAACCAATGGGAGAAGTAGGCCCTCCTAAATTTGATGCTAAAACTTACACCGATGATGGTGTGAAGATGGCAGCCCAGCGACTAATTGACGGGATAAAATCCGGGAATGTTGAAGCTGTGGTATCCGCCGTCCGCAATCTAACTACCCTCATGGATT